GTACATTTAATGAGTAAAGATTTCGCTATAGCATATGATGAAGCTGTTTGTTTAAAAGATGGAGAATATGAAATTCAAATGTCAACTCATATGGATGCTGGTGGAGGTGGGGCACATTATAATAAACTAAGACATAATGGTAATACTGTAAGAGAATCTTATTATGAAAATTCTGGTAATGGTTTTGTTACTGCTTTCATGTGTATTGCTCTAAAAAGAGGTGATACAGTAGGTCGTAGAGGCTCAGTATCAACTAATTCAACTAGTACATATCAAATTAAAAGGGTAGGATAATGCATGTAGCACATAAATCAAATATATTGCTTAATATAGCAGACACAGAATGGAATTGTAGAAGAAAGTCTAAAGGTATGACCAAACCCGAATATTGGGCTTGGATAGAAACTATAACTTCTGGTGATCCTCCAAAGGTAACTTATCCTTCTGAGGATTTCACAATTATAAAAATTCAAGATGAGAATGTTTCTATGAGATTGTCTGAGCTGGATTCTTATGTTGGTGATGGAGTTTATAATATTAAAGTCTATGCTACCAAAAGAAATGCAGAAGAGATTCTTGATCCAGATGGTAAAAGTTTTTCTCCAAAACAATATGCAAATTCTCATTTAGTTGGTGATGATACTGCTAAAAATAAAAGGATTTTAGATGATAAGTGGGAGAATATTAGACGATATAGAAATGAAGATTTAGCTTCTTCAGATTGGACAATTCTGGATGATAGTCCTTTGGAAAATGCTAAGAAAATTGAGTGGCAAAACTATCGTCAGAAACTAAGGGATGTCCCTAAAGATAATGACGATCCAGATAATATTGATTGGCCTGTAAAACCATGAAATATATTTTTCCATTAATTTTTTGTATATCATTATATACGCATACGTTAGCTGATAGTGTTGCTAAAGCTGAACCGCCTCACGTTGAGTATCATTATGTCCAAAAGCCACCACCTCCACCTCCAAAAAGTAATTTGGATCAGGCACTTGATGAAGGTATTCAAATTTTGTTGGATCAAGGTTTGGCAGGAGTAATAATCATTGTTCTTTTGGGCTGGACTTGGAAAGAATCAAAAGCTAATCGTTCTATTCAGAAAGAGAATTTTGAAAAATTTGTTGAAATTAGTCAGGAGTGTAGTTCGCACATGGCTTCAGTATCAGCGAGACTTGATAACATAGAACGTGAAATTGAGGCTCAAAAGCAAATCCAATTGATGAAAGGATGAGTTATGAAAGAAATATCATTATTATGGCGTTGGCGATTGCAATGGTGGTGGCATCTTGTTTGTCAACAAATGGCAAGAAACAAAAAATTGGCTATTGGGTGGACACAAGAAAAAGTAAAGTTGCAATCTGGCAATGTATAAATAAAGATTTTTTAAACATCGAATGTAAGGAGAAATGATGCCAATAGCGTTATTAGGTTCAGTAGTATCAGGAGTGGTGAAGACCATGTGCGTAAGTCTAATTTCAGAGAAGTTGCTTTTGATCGTTGTGCAGAAACTGCTTGCCAGATTGGTAGCCAGCTCGAAAAATACCTTAGACGATGATTTATATGCAGCGTTCTGTAAACAGCTTGAAGCAGATCAAGCTAAAAGTAAATAGTACCAAAAAGGTTCTATTTTACTTTCTCGTAGAAAATTTGGAAAGATTCTAATTGGAGGAATAATTATGTGGAGTTTTAAGAACCCTATAAAAAGTTTTACATTCGATGAAATGGCTTGTCGAAACTGTCCACATTGCGGAGGACTTTCTGACATGGACGAAAACTTTATGATGAAGTTGCAACAGCTAAGAGATTTTTGCAACTTTTCTCTTCCTGTCAATTCAGGTTTTCGCTGTGAGCGAAAAAATAAAGATTGTGGGGGATATTTAACTTCTGCCCATTTGACAGGCGAAGCAGCCGATCTGAGGGTGGATAGGGAGAAGGCAAGGATAGTAATTCAGGCAGCAATTGATATGGGGTTCTCAGTCGGAATTGACCAGAAAGGGACTTCCAGATTTGTTCACGTTGATTCTAAAATTCGTTCTTCTGGCCCTGCTCTATGGTCATACGCTTGATATGGAAATTATTCTTGAACTTGAAAATAGCGATCTTGTTATTGAGTTTGAACCTGATTTCGTGCGTGAAAACTTCTCAGACAGAACAGACGTTCTCTGGAAATTTCACAACGGCACACATTCGGGAGTATTGGCAGATATGTTCGATTGCTTACAGGAGGATACAGACACCAGAACAAATTTATTACCCACTCTGCGATTGTGCCGTTGACACGATGAGACAAAAATTTGATAACAGTACAAAAGTTGAAACTATGAAAAAAGCGCAGTCAGATGAACTAGCAACATTAATTAGACTTAATTGTAACGAATACAGGATTAGTGGCAGAAGAACTAAATAAGTTAGAAGAAATTGAAAGGCAGATCGCTGCTGCAAAAAGGCAGAAACTGGCTCTTGAATGTAAGGATGATTTTCTCAAGTTTGTTAAATTTACAATGCCGAAAGTGAATGCGCCAAACGATATTGAACAGTCAATATTTGAAGATGCAAGGCATCATAGAGTAATTGCAAAAGCATTAGAACAGGTAGCAAAGGGGAAGATCAAAAGACTGATAGTAACTTTGCCTCCAAGACATGGGAAGTCTGAGATGATAAGCAGACGATTTATTCCGTGGATAATGGGAAAAGACCCATATAAAAGTTTAATTTTCGCAACGTACAATGAAGATTTTGCACAAGACTTTGGAGCAGACTGCCGATCAATTTTGGAGTCTCCCCAATATAAACAAGTTTTCCCCGGCTTCACTTTCCGCCAAGGTGGTGCTTCAAAGAGTAGGATACAAACTGATAATGGCGGGATGTCAGTTTTTGTTGGCCGTGGGGGAAGTATTACGGGCAGGGGCGGCGATGTTTTACTTGTTGACGATCCTATTAAAGATTCCGTGGAGGCTTCTTCTCCAACGCTTAGAGAAAATTTATGGTCTTGGTTCACACAAGTATTTATGACACGACTAATGACTGAGAAATCAAAGGTTGTAATTGTTACTACACGCTGGCATGAAGATGATTTAGTTGGCAGATTAACTGATCCTTCCAATCCGCATTTTACTCAAGAAGAGTGTAGCAAATGGAAGATCATCAATTTGCCAGCGTTTGCTGGAGACAATGATCCATTAAAACGAACCGAAGGTGAAGTTTTATGGCCTGAAAGATTTAACAAAGAATTCTTAGAGGCACAAAGAAATTTAGACCCAAGGGGGTTTTCTGCATTATACCAGCAGAAACCCTCCCCGGAAGATGGGGATTTATTTCAGAGGGAAAACATACAGTATTATGAGAAAAAAGATTTACCAAAGAACTTAAAAATTTATGCTGCTTCTGATCACGCTGTTGGTATTGATAAGTCAAGACACGATCTAACTTGTTTGTTAATTGTTGGAGTAGATGAAGAAGATGATATTTATTTATTAGACTGTTGGTGGGCAAGGCAACCCACAGATATGGTAGTTAAGGCAATGTTAGGTTTTATGAAAAAATGGCAGCCATTAATCTGGTGGGCAGAAAAAGGGCATATTACGAAGTCAATTGCACCTTTTCTCAGGAAAAGAATGTTTGAAACTGCTACACATTGTAGGATTGAAGAGGTTACACCAGTAGCAAATAAAGTACAGCGAAGCCAGAGTATGATTGGGCGTATGGCAATGAAGAAAGTCTTCTTTCCTAAAACAAGTGCATGGGGCGGTAAGGCAGTAGATGAGTTGTTAAAGTTTCCTAATTCCCGGCATGACGATTTTGTAGATACTTTAAGTTGGATTGGAATGGGATTGGGTGAGTTAAGATCACCTAATGGGACAAGACAAAGGAATAACTTCCCTCAAGTTGGAACAATGGCTTGGATAAAATGGGATGCAAAACTAAGACAAAAGGAATTAACCCTTTCACAAACATCAGGTTGGTAGTAAATGGAATTAGAAATTGAACAGGTAACAGTACAGGCTGTTGAAGTCGAAGAAGAAGAAAAAGAAGTCCCTGAAAGACGGAAGGCTTTAGTTTCTCAGCTTATTGGTAAAGTCAAATCTGCAAAGCAATATCACAAAAAAGCATTTGACCAGATGAAAGAAGACATGGAAGCTGTCTTTAAAGGGTATTCAGATAAAGGTTGGAACAAAGAAAATTATATTGCAAATATTTTGCATAGACACGTTCACCAAAGAACTGCTGCGCTTTACGCAAAAAACCCAAAACCTGTTGCTTCCCGAAGAAAAAGATTAGATTACAAATTCTGGGATGGTGATGAAGATACGTTAGCTGAAGCATATAAGGCAACCCAAATGGCAGCTATGAATCAGATGCCACCAAACCCACAGGATGCTCAAATCATACAGGATTATGAGTCGGTTCAACAAAGTAGAAAAATGCTTGACAAAGTTGCAGAAAGTCTGGAGTTACTTTTTTCATATTACATGGATGAACAACAACCAACTTTCAAAAGCCAGATGAAAGCATTAGTACGAAGGGTTATTACAACTTCAGTCGGGTTTGTAAAAGTCGGGTATCAGCGTGAAGTTGATAGATTACCAGAAGTCTCTGCAAAAATGTCTGATGTGCAAGCGCAAATTGACCATTTAAGAAGGTTGACTCAGGAAGCAAAAAAGGGGGATATTGCAGATGATGATGCACAAATGGAAGAGTTGCTTCTCAGCTTGGAATCACTTCAGAATGAGCCATTAGTGATAATTCAGGAAGGATTAGTATTTGATTTTCCAGAATGTGATTCAATAATTGTTGACCCAATGTGTAGACAATTGCGAGGTTTTGTTGGAGCAACTTGGATTGCACATGAATTATTTTTAAGTCCTGAAGAAGTTAAGGAAATTTATGATGTAGACATTGAACAAGATTATCTTGCATACGATATCAAAGGTAAGGAAATGTCCTCAAGATCAAATTACAAATATAGAACTGAGTATTTTGAGGGACAAAATGCAGATAACATGAGAGATGGTCTAGCTTTAGTCTGGGAAATTTACGACAAAAACTCTGGACTTAAATATGTAGTTTGTGACGGATATGAAAATTTCTTGGAAGAGCCAGATGCGCCACCTGTAAAGTTGGAAACTTTCTGGCCTTTCTTTTCCTTAACATTTAATGAAATTGAGCATAAGGATCATCTTTACCCTCCTAGTGATGTAAAACTTCTGCTTCCAATGCAACATGAATACAATCGGGCAAGGCAAGGACTTAGAGAACATCGAAGAGCGAATAGACCTAAGTACGCTGCACCAGCCGGGATGCTTGAGGATGATGATAAAAATCTGTTGCGTGATCCTCCAGCTAATGCAGTCTTGGAATTACAGGCATTAACGGCAGGGCAAAAGGTGGATGATGTACTGCAACCAATACGGCAGATAGGGATTGATCCTAACCTATACGAAGTGAGAACTATATTTGATGATGTCCAACTTGTAGTAGGTCAACAGGAAGCTAATTTTGGTCAGGTGTCGAAAGGAACGGCTACCGAAACTAGCATCGCTGAATCTTCAAGAATGTCTGCTATTGGGGCAAACATAGATGATCTAGACAGTTTTATGTCTGAGATTACCAGAGCAGCTGGACAAGTATTGCTCTTAGAGATGAGCAAAGAAGAAGTAATAAAAATTGTAGGTGCAGGTGCAGTTTGGCCTGAGTTTTTAAGAGAAGATATTTTAAATGAAATTTATTTAGAAATAGAAGCTGGATCAACAGGGAAACCAAACAAAGCAGCTGAACTACAAAATATTGAACGTATCATTCCATTCCTCATCCAGATTCCGGGTATTGATCCGAAGTTCCTTGCAAAAGAATTGCTTAAACGCTTGGATGACAAAATGAATGTATCAGAAGCACTGGCAGAAAAAATACCTTCCATAGTAGCACAAAACATGGCGCAAGGCGGGAGGGCGAATGTTGAGAGAGGAAAGGGAAGTCCTGAATCTCAAGGAAGACAGGGGGGTAATAATGCCCCTAACCCAAGTCAAGGCAGACCGCCTGAATTGGGTAATCAACAACAAACATTAAACTAGACGTATTATGGAAAACGCTGAAGAACAAATAACTGAGGATTCGTCATCCGAAGTTACTGAAGCACAAAATGTTGACGAACCAGAGGCATCATCGTCAGATGCTGTAGAAACTGAAGAAAGTCTGCTATCGGTAGTGCAAGATGCATTACCAGAAGAAGAGCAGGTCGAAGAGGTTTCACAAGAAGAAGCGGAAGAAGAGGGTATAGAGGTTCAATCTGAGAAACCATCGGAAGTGCAAGCTGAAGATGAATCTGAGGATTATTCCAACGTGCCTTTTAATAAACATCCTCGTTTTCAGAAACTCATTACCGAAAAAAATGAGTTAAAAGAACTTTCAAAAAAGTATCAAAATGATTCTGAACAGTACAAAAAAATTACTGACTTTATTCAAGCAAATAACCTTTCTGCGAAAGATGCAGTTGAAGGTTTTAAAATAATGTCTGCGCTGCGTAATAACCCAGAAGAGGGTTATAAAATGCTACAATTTCATTTGAATAATGTAGGCAATTTAACTGGTAAGAATCTACCAAAAGATATTCAGGAGAAAGTCGATGACGGTTTTCTAGATGAGGATGCAGCTAAAGAACTATCTCAAGCAAGGGCGAGTTTACATCGTGAACGAGCAATGCGCCAACAAACTCAACAGAGATTTACAAACGCATCTCAATCTGCAAATGAAACACAAATGGCAGATGCAGTTAAGTCTTGGGGGGAACAAACTTTAGCAAATGACCCGGATTTTTCTCTCAAACAGGATGAATTTAACGATAGAATTTCAGCGATTGTTGCTGAACATGGAACACCTAAATCTCCAGAAGAAGTTGTCGAAATAGCAAATTCAGCTTATGCAACAATTAATGAGAGATTTAAGTCGAGACAACCCAGCAAACAGCCAATGAAATCGTCAACAAAAGGAAAACTAGGTGGAGTACCAATTGCAGAGCCTACTAATATGAGAGACATAGTTTCTCAAGCCTTGCAAATGGAAACGTAACTCCACTATATATAAGGAGTTATTATGGCAGCACTTACAACTGCTCAACTAGCTAACGTGGCGAATGCAGCGTTAGACTATTATGTCGATAAGGGGAAGGTTTTCAGCCAGACCCTACAAGACAAACCATTGCTGGCAGCAATGGATAAAAACAGTAAAACAATGCCGGGTGGAAAAGGAAATGTTTCGCTCGCAATCAAGGGAGTCTATACTTCTGGAGTTACCGGGTATGTAGCGACTGATACAGTCACCTACGCCAACCCTGCGAACATCCAGAGGGTAAATTTTCCGTGGAAGGAACATCACACAGGTGTTAGTGTGACCCTGACTGAATTGAAACATGATGGAATTTCCGTTTCTGATTCAACAACTGGTGAGTCAACATCCAATATGTCTGGGCGTGAGCAACACGCACTAGCTAATTTGTTAGATGACAAATTGGAAGACATGGCAGAAGGTTATGCTCGTGGGATGAACAGTCTTCTTTATGGTGATGGAACTGGTGATTCAAAAGCATTGGCTGGGATTCAATCCATTATTGTTCAAGACCCATCTGCAACAGGTACTACAGTTGGTGGTCTTTCTACTGTGTCAAATACTTGGTGGAGAAATCGTTCTAATGTTTCCATTGCGACTACTGCAACTGGATCAGAATTGACTGACCTAATACATACAGAAATTCGTCAGCTACGCAGATATGGTGGAAAACCATCTATTGCAGTATGCGGAAGTGCTTTTCTGGATCGTCTAGCAAGTCAATTACGAGCGAAAGGTAACTACACTCAAACTGGTTTCTCTGGAAAACAGGATTTTTCAATGGGTGAGTTGTTCTATCAAGGGATTAAGTTTCAGTACGATCCTGAACTTGATGACATTAACCTAACTGGAAAAGATGGTAACAAACGCTGTTACATCATTGATCCTAGCAAACTCATTCTTCATTATATGGATGGTGAGAAAATGGCAAGGCACTCTCCAGCCAGACCACACGATAGCTATGTTATCTATCGTGCGATCACAACTACGGCTGTGTTGTGTGCTTCACAATTAAACTGTCATGGCGTTTACGAAATTCAGTAGACTCTGACATAAATTAGCAGTCCCTCCGGGGACTGCTTCACTCTAACAAAAAAAACTGATATGAATAATGTTTATCGTTGTAATGTGGCTCTGAATGGTGACTTAGGCCAAGTGGTTGTTAAGCAGGGTGTGACAGTCCCTGAAATAGCAATCCTAAGATTTATTCATCTACCGACTTCAATCACAAATATTTGTTTGATTGGAAAAGAAAAATATGATTCGGAGAGCGAAAGATATAGATTGGGGAAAACATACTCAGATGAAAGAGTTGTTGAAATATTTGGGCAATTTGGTGAACTTCCAATGAATATTAAAGATTTAAAAATAAACCCTAATTTAATGGAAGAAGGCGCAAAACCAATTGGTAAATTTGAAAAAAAATCTGAAGAGGATTAATGGCTAGAAATACTACTCTCCAAGTATTGTTAGATGATCTAAGGGCAGAAGCAGGACACTCAATTGCTTCTAACTTTGGTCAAGCTACAGAAACTATGCTGCTTAAAATGTTAAATCGGGTACAGAGAAGACTCTGGGAAGATTTTGCATGGCCTTTTTTGCGTATCAAATCTGACATCGAAATGGCAGCCGGGCAGCGGTATTACGATATTCCTACAAATCTAACTCTTGAGAGAATAGAGTCTGCTCATTTCGGATGGGGCAACCATTGGGATAAGGTGGGGTTTGGTATAACAGCAGGTCATTATAATCAATATGATTCTGATAATGATGTTCGGTCTTGGCCTATCATGCAATATGATGCTTATGGGACAGTCGCAGGTCAGATTGAAGTCTGGCCTGTACCTTCAAACAATGGATCACTTTCAACAGGGGATGGGGTTTTAAGATTGCGAGGAATTAAAAATTTAAACCCATTAGGTGCTAAAACAGACACGGCAGATTTGGATGACCAGTTAATTGTGCTTTTCGCTGCCAGCGAATTATTAGCAAGACAAAAGTCTCCAGATGCACAACTTAAAATGCAACAAGCACAGGCACATTATAATAGAATTAAAGGAAGACTTTCAAAAACATCTCCAATCGTATTTGGAGCAATAGAACCAGAAGGATATCAACCCAGAGGGCCAGTATTAATTGCGAGGACATCATAAATGCCATATATTTTAGTCGAAGATTTTAGAGCCGGGTTAGATACTAGAAGAACAGAAATTACTTCTGTTCCGGGGTCAGCAAGAACGCTAACAAATTGTCATATTTCAAGAGGTGGTGAAATTGAAAAAAGGAAAGCATTCGTGACATACGCTACTTTGCCAGCAGGGACACACGGACTTGCAACAACTTCATCTGGACAGGTTTTTGTTTTTGGTTCAGCAGCAACTCCAGATATGAGTGCTGTACCTGAGAATGTAAACTATATAAGATTTCAGCCACCTTCAGCAGTTTCTAGTACAACTATGACAGAAGTGCTTGGAGTTGATTTTTTTAATGGTGAACCTTATGTTTCAACTCAATTTTCGGATGGAAGGATTTATCATTATTGGAATAATTATACTGATTCTGGGGCTGATCCTACAAATAGAGTAACAGATTGGTTTGAGATAAGAGCAAGAAGTTCTTTTTCGATAACTGGAGGGTCTGCTGGGGGAACAGCAGCAACCGCTACATTTACAGTTACTGGTGGAACATTTAACCCAAACAATTTACTAAGGTGGCTCAGAATAAATAATCGGGATATTATTTCAGGGACTGTTGCACATACAGGGAATAATACAACTACTGCAACTGCTGTAGCAAATGCAATTAATGCTTATACATCCGTACCAAACTATACTGCATCTGCATCAGGAGCAGCGGTTACAATAACCGCAGCTACAGTAGGTACAGGATCAAATGGATATGTAACAACTAAAAGTGTTGAAGGAGATTTTACTGCAACTACAGCAAATATGTCTGGTGGTGTTGATAATGCGGTTACAAATATTACTGTGGATGGAGTATCCATTATTGATAATGTCGTTCTCTGGGAAACATCTCATACATATACAGCACAGAAGGTTGCAGAGGAAATAAATGATTCGCTTAGTTCTCCAGAATGGGAAGCCACATCTGTTGGAGCAAAAGTAAATATAATAGCGAAAGAAGCTTTCCCTGCAAATCCATGGGGTAATGGACTAGCTGTTCTTGTTACCCGATCAGGGGATGTAACTTGTGATGGGAGTTTATCTGGTAATGTTTACACACAGTCTGTAACAGCCGGAGGCGCACAACAAACTACCTCTAGTCATAAACCCGGAGGTTTTGTAAGATCATTCAATGCCCAAATGCACTCTGTGTCAGACTCTCTCTGGCATACAAGCAAAATTAATGAACCTAACGAGTGGATTGAATCTGCTGGGACAGTCACAAACTATGAAGATTTATCGAACCATGATAAAGGTTCTTCAGAATTAATAGGAATTGCACCTTACTTTGAAAACGTAGCAATTTTTGCAGAGGATTCAGTACAAATCTGGAATGCTGATGTTGACCCCACAAAACGTAGTTTGATTCAGGTCATTGGTAATACAGGGGCATTATCAGCAAAAACAATCCATGAAATTGGAGACTCAGATGTTTACTATTTATCACGATCTGGAATACGTTCAGTAAAAGCTAGAGACTCTTCAAATGCTGCATTTGCTTCTGATTTAGGAAATGCAATTGATGATTTAGTAGTCGCAGATATTTCATCTGATGATAATGCTAGAAATGCGTGTGCGATTCTTGATCCGAGGGATGGGAGATATCTTTGTGCGATTGGTAATAAAGTTTATGTCTACAGTTATTTCCCAAGTTCCAAAGTTTCGGCATGGTCAACTTATGAACCGGGATTTACAATTTCAGATTGGGCATTTGATGGAAAACAAGTTCTTTGCAGATCGGGGGATACAATTTATTCGCTGGGCGGTGAGAATAATTCAACATATGATAGTTGTGCGGTAACAATCCAGCTACCATTCTTAGATGCTGGGAAAGCTGCACATAATAAAATGTGGACAGGGTTAGATGCAACATTAGAGAACGACTGGGATTTTTATATAGGTACTGATCCTACAGATATTTCAAAAAATGAACAAGTTGCAACAATTGGAAAATCAACATACTCTCTTGGCAGAGTCGGACTATCATCAACTTCAACACATCTAGCGTTGAAGATAACAAACTCTAGGGCTGGGGCAGCTAAGATTGGCAATGTCGCAGTACACTACGAAATTAATGAATCAGGGTAAATATGGCATATAATCCATTTAAACAGAATTGGGATAGTTTAAATCCATTAAAAAGGCCACAGGCAGATACATCTGAAGCAGAAGCAGCGGCTGCGGAACAGGCAGAAATTGAACGCAAACAAAGAGAGGCAGAGGCTGCAATTAATGCTGTTTTTGATAAATTTGGTGAAGAAGATTATCAAAGAGTTTCTGATGCTAGAACTTCTTTTGAAGATATTGAACTTCAGGATCAGTATAAAGATGCTCTTCAGCAACTAGAATTTGCCCTTGCTAGAGGTGGCAGAAGAGGAGCAACTAATATTAGAGCAAGAGCAGATGCTGCGAAAGATTGGAAAAAGCAAAAAATGCTTTCAGAGAGAAGAGGCAATGAAGATGTAGAAAAATATAAAAACCAGATTGCAGAAGCAAGGCAAAATATGCACAATCTAAATATATCTAATGCTGACCCAGCTATGTTGGCAGATACAGCTGCTAGGAATGCTTCAATGATTTCTGCCCCTGCAACTTATGCCCCCCTAGTGGATGTCTTTAAATCTATCACAGAAGGGTTTGCAACTCAGCAAGAAATTGATGATAGAAAACGATTAATGAACCAATATGGAGTAAGATAATGCCTGAAAAATTTCCAGAAAAACTACCGCCAAAAGGAGAGGGAAGAGTAGATAACAAACATCGTGTGGCTCTTTTAACAGAACCTGAGATTGGGGCATTGAATTTTCTCAAAAACATGGACAGGGCAATGGGATATAAATCAGGTTTTAGTCCTATGATGCAGAACCTAGCTGCTCAGAATACTCGGCCGTTAGAATATGTAGAATACCGAGGTGAAAGGATTCCTTCTCTGAATGATTTTAGTGAAGGAGGCTATGGCGGTGGTGGCGATAGAGGTAGTGATGCTGGAGAACGTGAAGCAAGGGATCAAACATCTAGTGGGGGAGATAGAACATGGGCAAATACGCAGAGGATTCTCGCTGAAACACAACGAAAGAAAATGGAAGAACGTGATAATTGGTTGAATGAACAAATAAGGAAACAAAATGAAAGGCGTGAACAAAGAAGACAACAATTAGGTCAAAGAGGATATCGAGACTCAGAACATGAAGCTGATGAAGAACAGGATAGACTTTCGGAGTTAGGTTATGGAGGGCGTGGTAGTGACCCCGGTAGTTATGGTGGAGGACAACAAAGGGGTGGAAGAGGAGAAGGGGAACAAAATTATGGGCCGGGTGGAGAACCTTATGTCCCTGATTATGAAGATGATGGTGATGGCGATAATCCTTATGGATTAAGAAAAGAATATCAAGCACATGATGGTTCAATGCACTGGTCACAAGAAAGTGCAGATGCTGAAAATGCCCTTTTATTAGATGAATTAAGAGCATCTAAAGAACGAGAATTATATGATTATGGAGGGACAGCATCTGAGGCAGCTTATACTGATCTTGGAAGTGATTTCGAAACATATTTAGATGACACATTAGCTGGTCAGCGACAGACGGCTTATGATCAAGTACTTGCTGGGTTATATGAAGACCAAAAACAATCAGGGGTTTGGGATCAGGATACTTATGATACTGCACTTGCAGGAGTTGATGCTGAAGTTTTAGCGGATACAGGTAGATTAGACGAGTATGGGGAACAACTTAAAACTAGCGCAAAGGGAGATTATGATGCTTGGTTGGAAGATCAGATGTCTGATATAAGTGGGCAAGGATACCAAGATTTGAAAGATTGGAATTGGAGTGATTTAGATTTATCTTCCCATACGGATAATCAGGAATATCAAGATTTTAACTTTTTAGATGAATTTAAAAAACTTGATCCAGAAGGGAATGTAGTTGGAACTGATACAGGGGCAGGTACAGGAGAAGAAGTAGATAGTGCAGGAGTTGAGGCAACCCCAGCTTCAAGAACTGCTATTAAGAAAAAGAAAAAGTACACTCCCATCTCCAGTAGTGCTTCACTAACTGGTGGGGGTTCATCATCTAATATAAGTTAAGGAGAAAATATGCCTTGGATTATGTTTGCAGCAGCACTTGCTTCTGCTTTGGGAATAAATAGAAAGAATCAAAAATTTCAGGATGTTCAGCAAAAACAAAAAAGATTTTCGGACAATGAACGTGCAAAAAGAAAACTAGAATATGCTAAGTCTACAGATGCACTCAACGAAGCATTAGCGAAAGTAGATAAAGATTCTGGAAGTTTTGTTGCGCCAAATGCTGTTTATACCCCAGATGAATTTGTAGTCCCAATTACCTCAAATGTGGTTGTGTCTGAAGCAGATAAAGCAGCAGATGACACAGCAAATTATCAGCTTTCTCAATTCGGAGATGCACTCGCAGAAATGGATAACGCATCAGGATTACTCGCTAGTATTGCTCCAGCGATAATGCAAGCACAAACAGCCGGGGCATATGGTCAGGGGAGAACGAGGGCTAATCAGGCGTTACTCGATTTTCAATTGAGAAATCTTAAAGATCAGTCTTACGATCAAATGGGTGATATTCTTTCACAGGCAGGTAGTCTTGGGATGAATTATGGGTTAAATAAAAATATTTCATAAAAAGGGAATTATGTCAAAATGGTCAGAAAATTATAAATACAAAAACCCAGACATTAAAGATATAGCTGATAATGTTTCTCGTATAATGGGTATTGATTCTGGAGCAGCCGGGAGGCGATCCAGAACTATGAGTGATATTCTGACAGGGGCTAAAACTGAAGGGCAACAGTTAAAAAATATAGGATTAAATAACAAAAATCTAGCATTTATTCAGGGAATTGATGACCCGGCTCTTCAAAAAATGTATGGGAAGTTTTTAGGTACTATCTTATCAAATCCGAGTAGTGCAAATGCTTTAGCTTTAGCTTTAAAAACAGGTAAAATTACTCCTGAAGCAGTTAGGGAACAGGAATTTAAAACACAGCAGGAAAGGCAAGCTGTCGAGAAGAATAATCTTATCTCTAGTACAGCTTCCAAACTTGTTGAAGGTGGTGTCCCTGCATATTCAAAACAAGTGGGTAGACCTGATGAAAATATTTCTATCCAGAAACAGGGGTATTCGCCAGATCAGATGGAAGGATTGGCACGAATTTATCGCACACTTACTGGTGGTACTGTTGGAAAGGACTATGACTTTTCGGGACAAGAAGGTAAAAGGTTAACTGATGCAAAAGTAGATGTTTATACATCCCAAGGCAGAATGTATAAAGCTAGGGAAGAAGGTTATAGGAATGTAAATGCTGCTGATGTAAGATTATTAGATAAAAAAACGGCGGAAGTCTTAGACAGAATGGAACTGAAGGGCAAGCTGAATAAAGAACAAATAGCGTCCATTAAGGAAAAAGTCTTAATCGAATGGAATAAAGGGTTCACTAAAGGTCAAACAGAAAAGAAGAAGCGGGAATTACTGGATGAACAAATAAAGACACAAGTTCAGAAAACACAAAAAGAACAAGAAAATGTTAGGGGAGCAAAAGCAAAGGCAAGTCAACAAGAAAAAATCCTAGAATATGTTGAACCAAAAGAAAAGCAAAAACTGAAAAACCTTGAAGCAATGCACAAAAAATTAGTTGCCCAAGAAAAGACTCAGACTTCACAAGATGCCGTGAATAGAATAAGAAGGATGAAACTTTCTGTTGAGAAGGATATCACTAGAATTTTAGGTACTGCCAGAAAAAATTTACTTGAAGAACAGACATACGAAGTAGGATCAAGAATATATGAAAGAGTGAACCGTGGAGGAAAAGGCACAAAGACTTCTACTGCATCTACTACTGACCCTGACCTAGTTCAGTTAGGCGAGGATGGAGAGATAACATTGCCCAGTGAAAAAAAGGAAGAAACCTCATCCTCACTCGGAATAATTGATACACTCCTAAAGAAACTTGGGCTAGGCGGAGGTGGCTCACAAACTGCCACCACTACTAATATAGGATCAATGGGGGAGGATGTTCCAACTGCGGGATATGCTAATACAAAAAATGCAAATAGACCCCCAGCAAATATTCAGGCAGAAGCACAAGATATTATTTCTTCTCTACAAGGGCAGAATGTCCGTAACTGGAACCCAGATCAAATTGCTGAAGCTGTGAGAAGAATTATAGAGGGGTCTAAAGGGAGAGTAGATGAAAATATGGCCAGAGGTATATTACAATCCGCAATGGGGAGATAAAAATTAAATGAAATATGATTTTTCTGGCATCGATGAGATGCAACCCGCAGAGTCAACTTCACCATATGATTTTTCTGGGATTGATGATATGGTTGATTCTTCACTTCCACCTGCACCCGTCCCCGCTACACCTGAAGAATTTCAAAGACTATCTCCACATCCTCCAGTAACTCCAGAAGTAATTAGGGACTTTATCCCTGCTGTTCAGGCAGGGGAAAATACATACCAACTAAATAAGGCAATTGGTGAATTGGGTAGGCATCAATATATTGAAGAAAATCCTTGGGAAGCAGGACTTGAAACTTTATTTACTGTCCTTTCTGGTGGATTACCTGAACAGACAAAAACACCTGAAGAATTAGCTGCATTAAAGCAAGAGGTTGCAGATAGAAGTAGGGTTCAGGAATCTCAGCGAGTAATGGGGACTAAAGACTACGAAGGAATTCAGGATATTCCAAGTTTCTTAGCTGGGAATATCGGGGCATCTTTACCCGCAATGGGTAGGTCAATAGCATCGTTAGGGACGATGACCCCGGCCATTATGAGAGATGAGATTAACGCTAACCTAGCGGAGATGGAAAATTTGTCTAGCAAAGAACGCATGGCATTAGCGAAAGGTGGCGGTCTTTTCGCAGCTGCTCTAGAAAATATCGGCCTTGGGTTTATGATTAAAGGTATTCCACCAAGCGTATTCGCTAAAATGGGTTTTAAGAAAGCAGCTGATTTAATTGAATCAAATATTGCTGCAAAAGTCCTTTCAAAAGGGGGGGTTGCATCTATAACTGAAGGAGTTACAGAAGGTGGCCAAGATGCAACAGGAATCGCAGCTGAATTAATAGCAGGAAAAGAATTTCAGGAAGGAGAAATTGCAGAAAGAATAAAGGAAGCAATTATAATAGGGTCAACAACTGGTGCAGCCTTGTCCTCTGGTGGAACGGCAATTGTAGAAGTCCCGAAAGCAGTTGCAAAGAAAGTTACAAAAAAAATAACGCCAGAGCAAACGGAGATTGTAGAACCTAAGTTTGATAAGACTACTGATCGCAGGAAAAAATTAACTATAGAGGAACCAGAGTTAGATGTTAAAGAAGATGACGGAACATTTATTGATGATAAAGGACAGAAATGGCAGAAGATAGAAGTTGATGAGAACTTAGAACTTAAAGAGGATATTGTACCAGAGCCTACGGAAGCAGAAGCTGCGGAAGTCTTTGAGGATAAACCGCCTAAGAAAAAACTTTTAAAAAAGAAAGGGGGTGATCAAAAGTCTGATGCAGAAACTGTAGAGACAACGTATGTCCCGGCTGAATCTGCCCCCGAAACGGTGTCCACACCACCTGAAGGGGAAGTCTCTCCAGCGGTTCAGCCGGATGTTAAGGTAGAGGATGAAGATGTAATAGTACTTGGTAACAAGTTTAGAACTATAGAAGATGATGGGACCGATACAAATACTGATTTAAGTAATGCATTAGATAAAATAAATAATCTAGGCAAACGTAATCCTTTAAATGAAAAAGAAATTATTATCGGAGATACAGCAGTAGAAGTTAATGTGAATACACTTGAAGATAATGCACTTGAAGTAAAAAGTATAAGAAGTTGGGAAAAAGGGAAGGGTAATGCAACTAAGACATTAAAAAAGATTTTAGATATAGCAAAGGAAGAGAAGATTAATTTAGTTGGAACAGCAAAAGCTGTCGGTGAGGATGGGGCAACAACTCCTCAATTAGAAAAATGGTATAAAAAATTAGGGTACGAAGACCATATAAAAGGACAGATTATTTTTAGGGGGGATAAGGAACAACCCACCACCACAGAAGTGGAAGTCGAGCCAGCAGTTTCCCCGAAACCTAAAACTAACGTAGTAAAGAAAGAAGACTTCACGCAGACGTTGTTGGCTCGAAAGCAAGAGAAGGAGTTTGATAAATTGGCGGAGGGGATTGAGCCGGATGATGATGTCGGTATCAGGATAACCGATGAGGATAGAGCAATACAGGAAGAAGAAGAATTAATGGCCGCCAAGTACAAGGGGGGTGAAATGCAATTCACTCCAATGCCAGACCCAAAGACTTCAACTTTAGAAGAACGAAAAGCTTGGAGAGTGACTGCTAAAAAAGAAATGAAGGAGTTAAAGGAACGAGAAGAGTCTTTTAAAAATAGAACCATAGAAGAGGTGAAACAGGAAGTTGAATCAAGTATAGGTAGAAAGACACTAAAAAAACTAACAAAGAATGGGGCAGTTACTATCCTTCAAAGTGAGTCAGACTTCTTAAAGGAGGAAGGTGTTAGTCCTGCAAATGCAGGGCAGAATATAACAGCTGCGTTTGTTCCTAAAACGGGTAAAGTTTATATAATTGCTGATAATTCCCCAAGGGGTACGGGGGGTGGATCAATTCTCCACGAAGTTGGGGAACACGCTGCCCTTGAACAGATGGTAGGTGAGAAACAATATAAAGATATATCGAAGAGTTTTGATAAACTCCTAGAGGATGGGGATGAGATAGCAAAATTAGCAAACTCATTAGTCCCTGAAGCTACCCCAAAAGATAAGGTAAAGTCTGAACAGATAGCATACTTAATTCAGAGCGTTGAAAATAAGAAAGTAAAGGGGGAAGAGGTTAGCAGTAAAACTCGCAATTTAGTTTCACGCATATATAACCTTATCCGCAAATGGTTCCAGAATCTTCCTGCATATAGAAAATTTGCAAGCCGCTCCGCCTTCAGTAAATTAGAATCAGGGGAATTCCTTTCCCCTGAGAATATAACATCTCTTGCACGGGTCGCTGTTGATTTTCATGCGGAGGGTAAAACTAAAAAGCCAGCCAAAACTGGGAAGTCAAGACTATTTACTGACCTTGTCCAGCAGTATGTAGACGGTAAAATTACACATGAAGAACTTATTAAAAAACAAAATGAAAGATCACCTATAAAACCATTTGAATCTGTGCCTGTCTTGCTTAAACCAAAACAGGTAGAAGAATTAATTAGGTCACAACATTCTCAGCGGGGTGTAGACCGTGGGATTGTTGGTGTAAATAAACCATTGCCGGAAGAAGGTGATTCTATTGCTACCCGAATTGATATTAAAACCTTTATTAATAAAGGGGAGTATGTTGTAACTCTCCACAGCAAACCAAAAGGTGGGGAAGTCTTAGGTTATAGTTCTGCCATTTGGATGGTATCTCCAAAAGATGGTGGTAAGGTAGAATTCTACACAGACCCAAAACGATCTGTCGAAATAGCATTAGATGAAAAAAATAAATCCACTTTTGCAAGGGTATGGGGGGAAGCTAAAGGGAAGACACAAGATGAAGCACACGCACAAGCCGAAGCAATAATGAATGGGACAGACCCGGATGCAGACCAATGGCAACAGGTACACATGAACCCGGAACGTGCATCTTATTTCTACGACATGGACGGTACACCTGTTGTTGAAGCAGATGAAGTGATCCAAGTAGGAGGATTAGTTTACGCTAAGAATATAGTAAACAGTACGGTAGATGACCCAAGATTTACCGCTGATTTGGGGGAGAGGGGGACAGTCCAATTCTCCAAGACTGAAGCAGAGCCGGAACCAGAGATAGGTCAGTCTAAGTTTGTGGATGTGAATGAAGCTATTAAAGAAGCACACGGCAAGAAACCTAAGAAAAAGGATTCGATCTGGACCAAGACTAAGGAAGCAGCTGCTACAATAAAGGAACAGATGACCCGTTCCCATAAACTTCTTGATCCAAAGAAGTTTGGTTTGACTACGGATTATCTCAGGTTGATGCAGGAGACAGGATCATATGCTAAACATAAGGCATACACCGATGTTTATTCTGTTGTCGGGGAGATGAATGACAAAGAGCAGATGGTGCTTTCGATGAACCTGATCCTCCCTGATATGCTGAAGGATATAGAATCTGGGTTGCTTGATCCGAAAGAGGGGTTGCCTTTTAATTACGAGAGTGTTGAACAGGTTAAGGAAGACCTAGAAAACTTCCAAAGACAGGCGAAGGAAATTAGCGAGGATGCATCTACAGACATAGATATTAATAAGTCTATTGAAAAACGCCAAGACTTTATGAAGGAGTTGCGTGATGAGTTAGTCGATGAAGGTCTACTGCGTGAGGAAGTTGCGAAGGATGATAGATATTTTCACCATCAGGTGCTTGAGTATCTGAATATGGAGGATGCTGGCTATACCTCATCCGTGGAAAAACCCGGTATTAGGCAGACTAAAAAGGGTTGGCAGAAGGCAAGAACTGGATCAACAAAAGACTACAATACTAAGTATCTAGATGCAGAATTTGAGGTGCTATCTCAGGCCCGTCAGCAGCTGGAAGCTAAAAGATTATTAGATAAGATTAAGGCAGCAAATGATAAAGGGAAAGAAGCAAGAAAACTCCAAAAGGAATTTAATACTTTTTTAAAGAGCGAGAATAAAAAGGAACTAACTCTTGAACAAACATTAAAAGAGTCTGAGGATTTTGACGGGTATGTAGTCTGGGAACCAAATCCCAAAGGGACTTGGTTTCAGACATACTCAGTCGCAGACAAAGTAGCACAGCAAGTTTTAGAAGACGGTGGTGCGGAGGTTACTGAGGTACAGAAAATTCTAGCTAAAGGTGCAAAAGAAAAATGGGTTATCCCGGCGGAATTAGCGGAGACTCTTAACAAGCCAGTTAAAAATGAGAATGAAGCCTTCCCAACAAGGTGGGCGAGAAAGGGTATCCGAGGATGGAAAATCTGGACACTTCTAAATCCATTCAGAGTATTGAGATATAACCTGAATAATATGTCAGGTGACTTGGATATAGCAGTTGCATATGCTCCCGGTATTTTGAAAGAATTTAAAAAAGCGGCAGTAGACTTACATAAAGAAAAGAAAAATCCATCAGGTGATACAGCTGCGGAATTAAACGAAGCACGAAAGAAGGGGATTATCGATAGTGGTTTTGTCATCACAGAAGTAGATGACTTCAGTAAGATGTACGAGGGACTGTTCGATCCTAAACCCTCTAACTCTCTTGAAAAATTAACATACAAGGGGAAGAAAATTCCACAGGCGTTTAGGGAACTAACAACATACCGGGAGAACATTATGCGCCTAGCAGCTTGGCGGTATTTTAAAAAGAAGATTAAGGACAACCCGGATAAGAAAATATACGCAGCATCTAAACAGACTGAGATTGACCAGATCACTGACCCGGAACAGAAGGCAGCCAAACTTGCCCGTGAATTGATCGGGGATTATGGGAATATCTCTCATGCTGGACAGGCAATCCGCACACACTTGATGCCTTTTTACTCTTGGATGGAAATTAATGCCCCACGCTATATCCGCCTGATGCGGAATGCGAAGGCGGAGGGTACAGATGTTAAAGCGCAGCTGGCAAAGGTTGCTGCAAAACAGGTAGCTTGGAAAGGGACTGCACTAGCTGCAAGGATGGCAGCGATGTCAACTCTAGTTTCTGCATGGAATCACATGATGTTTCCAGAAGAAGAAGAAAAACTGTCAGAGTTTGAACGTGAGCAGCTGCATATTATTCTTGGGACATGGGATGGAGAAGTAAAGACTTTGAGATTTCAAGGTGCATTCAGCGATTTTTTATCGTGGCTTAGTTTACATGATGCACCAACTGATATTGCAAAGATGTGGAAGGGTGAGAAGAGTGTTACTGACCAGATCGTAGAGATGGCGAAGGCTCCTGCGTTAAAGGTAGTGGCAGGGGTAAGTCCATTATTTAAACTCCCCGCTGAACTTGTATCTGGTGAATCTTACTGGCCGGACTTTATGAATCCCCGTCCGATACGAGATAGGTTTGAACATATCGCAAACGCCTTCAGTCTTGGCACGGTATACAAACATCTGGCGGGTAAACCAAACAAAGGTTTTGGTGAGTGGAGCAAACTTTTAATCTCCTCTACTGACCCCGGGGAATCTGCTTACTATAAGAATTGGGAGAAGGTCCGCAAGTGGAGGGATAAATTAGGTAAGGATGATGTCGGAGGCTTTACACCAACGACAAAATCAAACGCCCTCTACTATTACAAACAGGCGATGAAGTATCAGGACATAGATGCGGCGTGGAAATATTATCGGAAGTATATCAACCTGTCAGGGGGAGTTACGAAAGACGGGAAGATACCAAAGAAGACTTTGAAGAATATTAACCGTAGTATTAAACGTGCTAATCCTAAGTCGAGAATTCCCAGCGGAACATGGAATGCTTTCGTAAAAACTTTAACTCCGGCGGAGAAGAAAACTTGGAACGAGGGTATTAAATGGTATAACCAGACGTACAAGAAAAGATAATTCCCCAAACAATTAAGACCCCCTTTTTTATATCCCCAAATAAAAAGATTGACATATTATAGTTTACTAGCATTTAGACATAATAGTTTACTAGCATTTAGACATAATAGTTTACTAGCATTTAGACATAATAGTTTACTAGCATTTAGACAATAAAAGAAAAAAGTATTGACATTTATTATCTTTTAAACTGATAATAGATTATCAAATTTATTTGACACAAATATTTTAAATTAAATATAGGAGTGTAGAAGATGAAGGTTAAAGAATTAATGAGGTTGTCTGGGATCACTCTACAGGATGTCGCTGATAGGACAGGTCAGACAACCTCAACTGTCTGCCGTGCCTTAAACGATGAACTGACAGATCAAGTTAAATCTGCTGCGAGAGAATTGGTTGCTGAACGGCAAGAGGCAATAAAATCCGAACTAAAAGGGGATTACTGATATGCCCACAAGAATGGTAAATGGATGTACCATCAAAATTAAAAAGTATTGCAAATGTGGGAACGAGTTGAAGGGCCTTCGCTCAAGATATTGCTCTGACTTATGTTATTCAAATCTAAGGAAGGAGAGACAGAAAAAAAAATACAAGAGAAATCATAAACCCCTACCCAATCGAATTTGTATCTGGTGCAAAAATAAATTCACGCCCAGAACATCCAATCAGAAGTGTTGTTCGACTCATTGCAGAAGAGAACACACGAATTTTCAGTGGTCAAAGAAAAAAAAACATATAAAGAAAAAAAATTACAGGGTTTTGCTAGGACAATTTGGTGGCACTAGGTCACCTACTTCTATCATAGAAAAAACTTCTGAAATAAAATCAATTAAAAAATCTCTTCACGCAGAAGAGATAAAAGAGTATTTAAAGTCTGGGGGTAAGGTAACAAAACTAACTCCACAAGCAGATGGGCGAGTACCGGGCGTTAATATGCCGTTGAACCTACGAAATATTCAAAATCACAATTCATGGGCGATTGATACGGCGATGGGGCATGGTTACGAACTTGATCTTATGGATGAGATTTATACAACACAGGAGGTGTTGGATGAACCGTAACCCTGCCCTTTTCGTTTGCGATCTAGCTGTAGTACCGAAACCAAGAATGACGGTTCGCGATAGATGGGCTAAGAGAAAATGCTGTGTTCGCTACTGGGAATTTTCAGACAAGCTGAAGGCAGCAGCTGCCGAAGCAGAGTTTGAACTTGGAGATGAAGTGCATATGGAATTTCACATTGAGATGCCAAAGTCTTGGAGCAAGAAAAAGAAAAAAGAAATGTTAGGCCGCCAACACAAGTCTAAGCCTGACTTAGATAACTGCATAAAATCGTGTTCGGATATTTTAAAACCAGAAGACAAGACTATCTGCGAGATAGTCGCTAAAAAATTCTGGTCCGAAACGCCAATGATAAAGCTGGGGAACAAATGGAGTTAGTAGATATGTTAATCACAGGACACCATCGGCTTACTGCCGATGAACATCACGCCGCTGTAAAGGCACGGCGTAACCGAATCGCCAAAGGCAAGGAAGCCTTGAGGATCAGGCAGAGTATGGCTGCCTCACTTGGGCGACACTTAAATCAAACTCAAATGGAGAGGGGTACTGTATGGGAGTAACAATCGAACAAGCTAAAGAAGATCGCAGAAATTTTGAATTGCTTGCAAGTATAAAACAAGCACGGGAAAAGCGCAACAAGACTGCACGGCGGGCCTTCTTCTCTTACCTCAAGCAATTATTCGGGAGAGACAAATGATAAAACCAGAACAAGATCAAAGTCTGCGACAGTCGGGGATGACCGGGTCTGATGCGGGTATATGTATGGGTGTTAATCCTCACGAGAATGCGACCACCCGTGTAAAAGTAAAACGTGGCGAACTGCCAGCGGAAGACATCAAAAGTAAAGAGTCAGTGCTTTGGGGTGTTGCCCACGAAAAAACTGTGGCCCAGCAGTTCGCTAAACGTATGGGGTTAAAAATCCAGATGCTTAATCGGACATTCCGCTCAAAGGAATGGCCGATTGCACATGGTCATTTGGATGCAAAGATTGTCGGTAAGCCTTGGCTCTTGGAAGTAAAAACTACCAGCGAGTTTAACGCAAAAGCTTGGGGCCGGGAGTTTACTGATGAGATTCCTCCAAGTTATTACTACCAGATACTGCACTACCTTTATGTCTCAGGTTACGAGAAAGCATTCTGTGCGGTCCTGATAGGTGGGAACCGAATGCGTATCTACGAGATACCCCGGAATGAAACCCGGATTAGGGAGTTAATTAGAGCAGAGAAGAAGTTCTGGTACGACTATGTAGAAGGTGGTCAGACACCGCCGCCGCAGAGCAGTGATGAGGCTTTACTTCAGTACCCCGAAGCTACGGAAGATTCTGTCCTAGTTACGACTCCCTTTTTAACGCAACTCCACGCTGCGCTGAAGCAATACGATGAGGATATTAAGGCAATGAAGGTGACACGGGAAAAGGTGGCGACTGAAATGATGTCACACATGACGACACATACACAACTGGTTGATGCGACTGGGGAGAACCTTATAACTTGGCGGAATCATACTCGCAAGACAACGGATAAGAAAGGAATGGAAGCTGCGCTGGCAAAGTATGAGGATATTTCGCAGTACGAAAAGGAGTCGCACTCACGCACCTTCAGAGTTATTTAATGCACGAAATTATTCTTAACGAAAACGAACAGCGGCTGGCAAAGTTCTTAGCCACGGCAAGGAGTGTAACCAGCCGGGAGAATAATGTGAAGGACTTGAGAGTAGGGAATGATTCATCAGAAGACATTGACTTAGAAGGAATGGCAGCTGAGATAGCGTACTGTAAGTTGATGAACATTTATGTAGACATGGTAACAGACCCCCCTGAGATGCCGTCATTTGATTGTATCTCACGCCTTGGCGTAAGGGTGGATGTTAAGTCTACGAAGTATAGGAATGGACACCTGATCGCCACCTTGCGTAAGGTTAAAAAACCACCAGACAAATATGTCTTGGTGGTTGGCGAATTTCCCAGCTACTCCATTGTAGGGGAAGTATGGGCGGAAGACCTTCTTCTCGAAGGTAACTTAAAAGACTTTGGATACGGTAATTGTTATGCCGTAACTCAGTCTGAACTTGAACCTATAAATAAATAAAGGAGAGCAAGAATGGAATTTTCTATAGTAAATGGAAAGAAAGTAAAACCGATACGCATCTGCATCTATGGTTCTGATGGTTGTGGTAAATCCACTTGGGCAAAGCACGGGTTGTTCTTTGACTTAGAGGGTGGACTAGATGAGATTGATTGTAAGTCGATCAATCTTGTCGATGCTTCCTTTAGCGATGTAATGGATGCAGGACGGTACACGTTTAAGAACTACAAGGAACTGGGTGTGGATACTTTAGTCATAGATAGTATCGATTGGCTGGAACGCAAGATATTCAACGCCGCTTGTAAAGATAATGGTTGGTCTACAATTGAGCAGCCCGGATACGGTAAGGGTTATGTCGTGGTCCTAAAATATTGGACCGAGTTTTTAAACATGATGGATAAACTCCGAGAACTTGGATTGAACATAGTCTTAATCAGTCACTCTCAGGTTATTCGATTTGAAGACCCAATGGTAGATAACAGCTTTGACCGTCACGATTTAAAACTTAATCGGCACAGTCGTTCATTGATTCGCGAGTGGGTTGATGTTTTGGGGTATGTGGCGAGTGAGGTGCTAACCAGTAAAACTGGTGACAAGTTTGGAACGCCAGAGTACAAGGCAATCACAACTAACCGTAGGTTAATCCATTTCGGAGAGCAACCTACGTTTATAGCAAAGTCTCGTATGACTTTGCCTGAAAGTCTGCCCTTGGATTGGGATGCTTTCACAGCTGCTGTCGCATCAGCGAGGGCAGAGGGCAATAATGCCCAAAAGAAACAGGTAAAAACAGGTAAATGATATGGAACTAATGTTCGATAGTAGTACAGTTGCTGCTCCAGCAGGGGACAGCTTTGAACCAATTCCGCCGGGGAACTGGCCGGTTATCGTAGACTCCTCTGAATTCCGTGATACAAAAGCGGGAGATGGACGATATCTACATTTAGAATTATCGATTGTTGATGGACCTTATAAGGGCCGTAAGATTTTTGATAATCTCAACCTAGAAAACAAGAACCCAACAGCTGTTGATATTGCACAACGCCAATTGGCTAGTCTTGTTAGAGCGTGTGGGAAGGTGAAGATTACAGACTCCGCTGAACTGCACAACACCCCTGTGCAAGCAACGCTGACGATACGCAAAGGGTCAAACGGGTATGAAGATAGTAACGATGTTAAATCGTATTCTGTTTTACCTAACTCTGCCCTGAAATCAGGTACACCAAAAGATGATATTCCATTCTAGTGCCTGAAGTTAAAAAGAAAACGTGCCTTATCTGTAAACAGGAATATATACCTCGACAAGTTTCAACTCAGAAGTATTGTGGACTATCCTGTAAACGGAAGGCACGTTCAATTAAGTTAATCGCAGAAGGTATTCCCCGTAAAGGTGGATACAGCAGAAGCGTATATATCAGGACTTGGATGAAGGCACGGAATGAAAAACCACCCTTCACCGCCCCATGTACCTACTGTTCAAAAGAGTTATCTGTAGACGATGACTTCACATTGGATCATACGGTTCCGAGGGGACAATTAAGTTACGAACAAATTAAATCAGAGGAGTTTCTAGTCTTGGCTTGTCGGCAATGTAATCAAGCCAAAGGGAAAATGTCTGTTGATGAATTTACTGGCAAACAAAAAAAATAATTATCTATGGAGAGATATGAAAATAAGTTACTTTCATGGGGTGTCGCATAAGACCCCCGTATTTGTGGACATAGGGGAAGTGTTCGCAGAAATAAAAGATGGCAAACACAAGTCAATCATTCAGTCGTGCCGGAAGGCATTAGAATCAGGGGACAAGGACAAATACAATCTACTAAAGAAATCACTACCCTGCTACACCATCAGTTGCCGGACTGAGAATCGCAAAATCGAAACGCTTCAAGAGTATTCGGGACTGATGCAAGGTGATCTGGATGATAAAGATTTAGATGGTTCAGAGGATGTTGAAACTTTGCGTGACAAGTTATTCAAAGACCCGCACGTTGCAGCTGCTTTCATTAGTCCATCCGGGCGTGGGGTTAAACTCTGGATCAGGGTAATCCCTGATGCTACCAAGCATAAGGATTCATTCTATGCAGCTGAGAAACATTTCAAAACAAAATACAATCTCACACTGGACAAAAGCTGCAAGGATGTGGCGAGACTCTTCTTCCAAAGCTATGACCCCGATGCTAAGATAAAGCGCAACTCTATTCCTATTCCATTACTGACTGAAGAGCCGGACCTATTCGATGTTAAGTCAGAAGAGACTTACAGGTTAGAAGACTATGAACGTGCAGCTGAAGCGTTAAAGCTAATCCCGGCGGAAGACTATCAAGTCTGGGCCGAATGTGCAATGGCCTTGAAGGATGGACTAGGGGAAGAAGGCTTTAAACTATTTGCCAGTTGGTCCAAGCAAAGTTCAAAGTGTAAGCCTAATGAATTGAGATACAAGTGGGATTCATTTGATAAGGATTGGAAGGGTGAGCGGATAACATTCCAGACTCTCTTCTTCCATGCCAAAGACCCTTGCACTCACAAAGTTTTAGACAAACCACCAGTTCTGATTCAACGGAACCCGGACCCGGAGACTCTCCACTCCGGGTACTTTACCCCTCCGGGTTTCGTTGGTCAGTTTGCAGACTTCCAGACTGCACACTCAAGATTCAAGCAACCAATCATTTCACTCGCAGCTTCACTCTGTTTTACTGGTGCGATGATCGGAAGGAAATACAGGACAGAAGAGAATACTAGATCGAACCTCTTCATCTCTCTGCTTAGTCCCACTGGATCAGGGAAACAATTTCCCCGGGACGTTATTAAAAAGTTTGATCAAGAACATGACTTGCGAATGTTCGGTTCAGAAAAAGTCACAAGCCGAGCCGCTATCGAAAGATTAATAACTTGGCGGCCCAGCTGCCTCTTCCTGATCGATGAGTTTGGGATGTACCTCAAACAACTGATGGCCACGACAACAGGATACCAAGCAGATATAATCTCAACCTTGATGGAAGTCTTCACTTCATCCACCGGGTACTACTATCCCCTAGACCGTGCCGCTCAAGAGGATGAGCGATTCTCTATTGACCAGCCTTGCCTTAGTGTATTAGGTTCCTCAACTCCAGATACTTTTTGGGAAGGATTGAATTCAGGCAAGATAAGGGACGGTTCGATGAACCGTTTCCTGATATTCCAGACTCCAGACAAACGCCCGGAGCGACACCGCCCGCCGATACTAAATAAATTTCCAAAGAGTTTAATAGATCAAGCCTTAACCTTTAGAGATACTCCCATCTCAACCAAGCACGGCAACGTGGTCCCGGTTCAAGGACACCCGGAGCCTATCATTCTCAACTACTCTGATGAAGCATTCATTTGCTTTGAGAATCTTGAAGATGAATGTACCAAGATGATTGATGCCCGGACAGTCACAAGTTCAATGTGGGTACGGGTGACTGAGTATGCTAAGAAGATCGCCCTTATCATCGCAGTCGGTGATGAGAAAAGTTCTATCGAACTAGAACACGCACAGTATGGATGTGAGTTGGTGCGGTTCCTAACAGATCAAGCAATCGTAAGTATCAATCAGAATTTATCAGACAATCAGAATGAAAGATTGAGTAAGAAAGTCGAGCGGATAATTCGTGATGCAGGGAAAGGCGGCATTACTTCTACTGTCCTGACTCAGCGGACACGCTACCTTAATAACTCCCGTCACAGGAAGGAGATACTGTCTGACTTACAGGACAGTGGTCTAGTAGTCTGTGTTAAGTCGGCTGTTGAAAATACTCACAAGCCAGTTGAAAGGTGGCACTACGTTGGATGATCCACTACCACGGAACCCCACTCTCAGGAGCAACTGAACAGCAAGTAATCTTTTACCGGGGAAGACACGCACTGATGTCTTGGCCTAGTTATTCCCCTATCCATATACCAATCACAGAATGTTGCCGCAGTTTCTGTATAGACAATGGAGCATTTACTTTCTGGAAGTCAGGGCAAGATGTTAACTGGCAGGAATTCTACTCATTCGTTTCTGAATGGGTGAACCATCCCCGCTTCGACTTCTATCTAATCCCAGATGTAATTGGCGGGACTGTTAAAGAGAATGACATTCTATTAGATAAGGCTTTACCCGGGGGTGTACCGGTGTTTCATGTTGGCGAACCACTTGCCCGGATTGACTCTTTCGCTGACCGGGGTTACAAGCGGATCGCAATCGGGACTACTAAGGGGTACGAACTAAAGTCTCTGCTCTTCTGGAATGAGATGCGAAAAATATTTAACCATATATGTATTGACGGTGTACCTCGCATGAAGGTCCACGGTCTACGAATGTTAGACCCGGAGATTGTGGGAGCGTTCCCCTTCTCATCAGGGGATAGTACAACTGCAACTAGAAAAGCTACATTCAATTCCGAATGGGAGGGTTATCCGTATGCGCCAATAAGTAAAGCTGCAAGGGCAACGCTAGTCGCAGATAAAATAGAACAAGGGCAGTCCCCTTCATTCTACAAATCTAAACCCATTCAACTGGAGTTAATATGATAGCAATCGGAATTTATTTAGCCGCAATAACTGCGGCCAATCTTACCCTACTTTGGTTTGGTCCCGCCGCATCAATCTTTAATGCATTTATTCTAATTGGCCTTGACCTAACCCTTCGGGATAAGTTACATGATCAATGGGAGGGCCGACACTTGTGGCTAAAGATGTTTGTTCTAATCTGCGGAGGTTCTGTAATTACAATTGCACTGAATTTGGATGCGCTGCCAATCGCATTGGCAAGCGCAGCTGCTTTCCTTTTAGCTGGACTTGGTGATGCCTTTGTCTATTCAAAATTAATGGATGAAGAATTCATTGTGCGTAGTAACGGGTCCAATATGGTGGGGGCCGCTATTGATTCAGTCGTTTTCCCTACGCTTGCTTTCGGAATCTTCATGCCTGAAATAATTCTGGCACAATTTGCTGCAAAAGTTTGTGGTGGTGGTTTGTGGAGTTTCTTATTAAAAGGAAGGTACAAACACTAGGGGCCATCCCCTTCCTTCGCAGGAAGGGGTGGTTTGGACATCCATTTTTCAGGATTTTGTCCTCAAATCAGCTTCGACTAACTCATTCACATAAGTTACAGCTGCTTTAAATAATCCTGTGTCCTTTCGATGCTGATCCAATTTCTGCTGCATCTTTTTAGCAAGTACGGGATTGATTCTTATTAGTTTAGTTTTCATTTTCTTTCTCTCTTTCTCTGGTGATATACCTACCGTAGTGTTTCATCTCAAGAAAATCGACTAACCTACTCAGCATATAATCATTAGAAAATTGTTTTTGTTCTCCAACTGGCCAAGACTTATCAAGTTTAGTCCTAACCTTTTCGTACCTGTACCTATAAGAATAAGTACCAATTTTTTGGGCAAGCCAATGTAGCAGGAACTTATCCAAGACAACCTCACGTTTATTCATACGGAACTTACCCCGGCCCTGACTCATTGCTGCTGTTTTCTTAACTGCTTCTATCCAAGTCATACGTCCTCCTTGTTTAAGATTGAATTAATTTCATCGGTTAAGTTATCCAAATCTTCATCCCTGTCAGACTCTGCTACTGACCCAAGTTCCAATTGGTTCAATAACTCTGTGTAATCCGATAAGTGATTCTCGCAGCGTTGAAGTAAAGTAATTAGTTTTTTGTTTGACATATTATTCTCCATTAATTATTATCATAAGTCCAACTTGTACCGAGTTGGGTTTTTCAACCCCGGCGGGTCATGCTTGCGGTACGATCTGCCGGGGACACTTTCTACATTCCGATTGACTTCTGACTGCCTCCCGAAACCTGCTTGTTCAGTGAGATTGAATTCCCCGCAGATTTTCCCAATCCCCGGCCCATTGAACCACCCGCACTTGAACCACGGTGTGATCCAAATTTAATATCGGACCTGTACACCTCCAGTTCTTTGGATGCAACCTTGTATGCATCCTGAACCACAAGTGCATTGACCTGTAAGTCTTCAGACTTAATGCCCTCCGCCTTACGCCTTGCAGTCTCTTCACGGATACGATCTGCAATCGTTTCCGCCGCACCTTTTTTAAAGGCATTGCGGAAGGGCAGCCAATCTTTGCGTTCAAAGTCTTCGACTAGATAGACTTCATCCCCGTCTATTATTACACCGTCCTTTTTTGCTTCCTTGATTTTCTCTTCAAGGATACGCTCCACCGCACCTATCAGGTACTGTAGAATCTCCTTACAGACTACGGTGCGGGAAGGTTTCCCAACAAAGACAATATTCCTTTTCATTCTCGATGTTTTAGACCCTCTATGGCTAGTCTGAAACCAGTGATCACACATATTAGAATCGGCTAATGCCCCTGCAATTATCCCTGTCCAGAACACATCCTGCTTTTCAGATACAAACATATCCCGCTCTATTTTCTCTTCATCTCCTGCCTCGCAGATTAACTGGTCCGCTTGCAGTCCGTATGCTAACATTAACTCTGAGGCTTTTGCTGCTGCACTAGCAGCCTCTGCCTCAAAGCTACTGTTGGATAATGCCAACAGTTTTTTGATCTTGAGTAAAACCTTTTCATTCTCCATATGTACCTCCATCAAATGAACCCATTAATAATTCATACCCGGACCCAGTAAAGATAGTGACTTGCACTTCATCTGAATCCTTATAACCCTTGATTTGCAAATGACCAATCCCGTCATCATTTCCTTTGAAGTTATGAATAACTTGATATTCAATCTCTCCGTTAAAATCAAAGGGATTTTCTCCTAGATATTCCATCTCATCCTCGAACCCTGCTTTCAGTAGTTCTTTTTTTATTGCTAAAGACATAGCACTCTCCGTTTAGGTTTACTTATTGATGCTGTAAATCAACATCCGCCCGGCCCCTGCGACACTCAGGGGACAGAAAGAATTGATTAGTCATTCCAGACGGACAGACCGCCGGGAGATTCCCATTCGTAATCTAGTTTGTATTTTTTTAAAATATCTAGAATTATAGGGCTAATATATGGGTCATTAAACTGTGCGGGCGGTTCTGCAAATTCCGCATAATAATCCGCCCAATATCCGCTCTCGTTACTCTCTGCGCTGATCAAAAAACTTTCTGCGTTGTCGTGGTTCTTAGAGACAGGCGCATTTATTTTTTTAAGTTGATTGAATGCCGCTTGCATTTTTTTGTTCATGTTATCCCTCGTTTAAATTGTTAAAATCAAATTCCGCCCGGAGGCTTTCAATTTCCCGCCGGAGCAGGACTTGGTCCAATTTGTAGCAACCATAATGCAGCAACAAGGTTGCTATGATTGACATTGCCGCTGCTGCTATTATAAAAATTAAATATTCCATATGTACCGTCCTGTCTAGTTAAAGAGTTGATCCAAAACATCTGTGGATTTAAAATTTACTTCGATGCCTAAGTCTTTAATGATGAAGTTTAAGACTTCAAGCGTTAAGGTCTTTTTCCCTAACAAACTTGCGAACTTCTTACCTAGTTCATTAGTGGGATAATATCTTGCGGTCCCGTATTCTATTTTCTCTTTTATTACAATCTCCATGCGTACCGTCCTAATCCTTTAGAGTGTAAACTTTGTTAACTTTATCTACATTAATAAAGTCTTCCTTTTTCAAAACTTCAACTACGCCCGTTTCAATTGCTACTGTGTAGCTGATCTTGCGGAATGGGATATGCTCCCCGTCCTGCAATCTTTCTAATGTCTTGTTAACCATGTTCTGCGTTATCTTAACCGTCTTGCCTGTTGCTACTCTTAGCAGCAACCATCCTGCACCTTTGCCTTTTCGCTTTGACAGGATGTATTTTTTGCCTTGGTTCATTGATTCTACTTTCATGCGTACCGTTTTGTCTGTGGCCCGCATTGAAGCGGGCCGGGTTAGTGTGTTAAATCAGTCAACAACAAATCCGCTTGTATCTTTTTTTGCTGGGCCTTTTGCGGTCAATCCTACAATCACGCCGGCCCCGTCAAGGAAGCGCAAATCGTGTTTGTCACCGTCAATTACTTTATATTTTGTTGATGGTGAACATTGCAAAAATGTTTTGGGTATCGCATTGCGAAAAACCACAGCAACATTCCCCATGTTGTTTAATACTTTGCGAGCATCTGCCGGGGTGCAATCTTCATTGTAGGAAAAAGTCAAATGATAATTGGCGGGTAAGTCTTTAAACCTGTTAGGGTTTTTTGTGTAATCGTAAAACTGGACTTGCGGGAATCTTTCAAGGATAGTCTGTCCCTCAAACTTTATTTTTTCCCAGCGCAGATCACTGGTCCCGTTTAAACGTACTGCGGGGAGTTTGCCTTGTTTTTCACAATCACGAATCAGTTTTTCAATGTCTTTGATTAATTCTTTAAAGAATGCGCTGCGGTCATTTAAAAAGAGTAAGGACTTACGCAGTCTACCCTTTTGTACATTACTCATGCGGCCCCGTCCTGCTAAATTTAAACACGCTTTCAAACATCCAAGGGTTGCGTATGGACAGAAGTTTTTTCCTGATAGTTTACCCGGGGACAAATACAGGATGCCTGTTAAGTATTGGCCGAGGTTGTCGGACTTAATTGTTTTTGGATTGGTCCCTCTTGCTAGTATTGCCATTTTGTACCTTTTATTTGAGTTTTTCAAAACCGGGTTGCGGCCCGGACATTCAAGCTGATTTGCTGAATGTGCTACAATAGTAAGGGATATTTTATCAATTGTCAAACTTTATTTTACTTTTTGTTGACAATCTTATCAATTAGGTAGTTAAATTGTATTAAAATACTTTAAATTGTAGGTATAAAAATACAATTTATCAGAGGAGAAAAAGGTAAGGATTACAGTGTATTATAATATAATATTATATATATTTTTATAAATTGTATAAATTACAGTACCCCCCCATTTCCCCGGAAAAAAACAGTACCCCCCGTACATTTTATACAATTTATCTCTTGAAACAGAAAAAGTTATGTTATATTATGGATTTATACGGATTGTAAAAATACACTTTATCAACATTTTATCAACACTTTATAATGCTACCAGCAAGCAAAAAATTATCAGATCAGGCCGCAGCATTCGTTGAAGCGATAGTCAATGGGAAAAACCAGACTCAGGCCGCTAAAATTGCGGGATATGCACACCCGGCGCAGTCTGGATATACTTTGATGAAATCACCCGGAATTGTTGCGAAAATCCAGCAAGAGCGGCAAAAATTATTTCACACGGATTTATGCAGCGTTGCGACAACTACCTTGCGGTCCATTTTGGAGGATAAAGAAGCAAGCAGCAGCAGCCGAATCGCAGCAGTACGAACGGTTTACGAGGTTTGCAATATGATCGGCAAGCATAGCACAAAAGATAATGACAGCAAGGCCCTGCATGAAATGTCACCGGATCAACTCGCCGGATTAATCAACACTTTAGAGTCAACAAAATCCGCAATGGCTAAACAAATTGATAAAATCCCTACTAAAAATGAGCCAATTATTGATGGTAAAGTATTGAATTAATTAAGTAAATTTTGATAAATTTATATGTACCAGTTGTTTCTTTATCGTACATATAAAATTGTAAGTCATTGATATTATTAGGATGGACCCCACCCCCTGCCATCACCCGCCGACTCTGCCCGCATATACATTAGGCCCTCATAAAAATTTGCCGTAAAACAAACTTACCCAAATACAAAAAGGTCTATTAACAGAAGTCGATTTGTATTAAAATTAATTTTAAACTGTTAACTACGAAGGATTTCTATGGCACAACCCCGGCAATACAATCAAACTAACACGTTTAATGATTGGACAACCACCAATCCCTCAGACCCTCATATCGGGTCAAAGTTCGACACAGAATTCACAGAATTAAAACAGAATACAGATGATTTAAACACGAACATTTCTCTTTTACAGAGAGATGACGGCAAGTTAAAGAACGAATCAGTCCATAAAGATTCATTTGACCAAGATGCTTTAGCCTTAATTGGAGCATCAGGAAATGGATTTAATGTTAAGGGAGATTGGGCAGCCTCCACAGCGTATGTAGCTGGTGATATAGTTAACAACAATGATTCAACTTACCTTACAGCAACATCCTCTTTCACATCAGAAGCGAGTTTTTCTGCCGATTCAGCCAATTGGACATTAATAGCAAACGCAGCCATTTCGACTACAGGAGCATCGGTTAATACAGCTTCAGGAGATGGCAGTAACAAAGTTTTTGCAACTGGATACAAATATTCTGATGTAACAGACATTCAGGTTTTTATTTCTGGAGTTTTAGTTGCAACGAATCTCTACACGATTTCCAATTCCGGGGGAGCAAATAACATCACGTTCACAACTGCCCCGGCTTCAGGGACTAACAATGTAATTATCTGGGGTGATGCAGTTGTATCTCAAGCAGCTTCCGCAGCTACTTTAGGATACAAGGACACAGCGAACAATCATAAGACAACTGCTTCACGCTGGGCGAGTTTACAAAATGCTACAGTTGTAGATGCAGAAACATCCGCTGATTCTAGTGAATATTCTGCTAAAGAGTATGCAATTGGGACTACAGTAGCAGTAGGATCAGCAAAAGATTGGGCAGTACAGGCAGAGGATTCCGCAGTAACAGGTTCTAGTTATTCATCTTTGCACCATGCAGCAAAGGCATCGGCTTCCGCTACTGCTTCAGCCTCATCAGCTACAGCATCCGCAAGTTCAGCCACGGCAGCAGCCAGTTCTGCTACATCAGCAGCATCATCAGCTACCGCAGCAGCTACTTCAGAGACTAATGCAGCAGCTAGTTACGATCAATTTGATGACAGGTATTTAGGGTCAAAATCTTCTGATCCTACTCAGGACAATGATGGAGCAACTTTACTTGACGGAGCATTGTATTTTAATACAACTAACAATGTGTTAATGGTCTATGATTTAGGTAATACTACTTGGAGAAGAACAACTCCAACTACAACAGATCAAGGGCATATTAATACTGTTTCAGGAAGTATAGCAGATGTTAATAGGTATGCGGTTGAGTATAAAATTGCTGCATCTGCCCCCGGTTCTCCAAGTGAAGGACATATGTGGAGTGACACAACCAACAATCTTTTTAAAGTTTATAATGGAACTTCATGGGCAACTGTAACAGAAGGTCAGACTGAGGCAGAAGTAAATGGTACGGCAATCAGCATGGCTATTGCGCTTGGGTGATTTAACAAATTTAAAGGATAAAATATGGCAAATGCTTTTAAGAATGTAACAATTCAAGGAACTTTAGCAGCAGACACAGATCATGCAGTAGGTTCTGCTGTTGCGAGTGCTTCAATTACCCAAACTATAATAGGGATGACAGTCGCTAATGTAAGTTCTCAAGTAATAAATATTTCAGTTAAAATGTTTCTTAGTTCAACAGAAACTTATATTGTCAAAGATGCCCCCATACCAGTGGGCGGTTCTTTGGTGGTCGTGGGAGGGGATCAAAAAGTCGTACTTTGGCATAATAGTTCTAGTGGTAATCAAATAAAAATACGATCAAATGTAGCAGATTCGATCAATGTTGTAATGTCTTATCTAGAGAGTTCATAATATGGCATATTTAGGAAGGAAAGGTGCTGAAGCCCCACTAACATCAGGAGATATACCAGACGGAAGTATTTCAGCAGTAAAGGTGGCAAGTGATGTTGCAACTCAAGCTGAGATAGATTTAAAAGCTAATATAGCTAGTCCTACCTTTACAGGTACTATAGGAGGTGGAACATTAGGTAGTGCAGTTGTTTTCGATGATGCCCATAAAGATATTGATGTAGATGTTGACTCATGGGATTTATTAATAGGGGCAGTTGTAAATTATACGAGTGAAACAATCATTGATTATGATTGGACACATAAATTAGGTAGTAATTGTACTGAAAGTGCAGGAGTTGTTACGGTTGCAAAAGCAGGATGGTACTTTGTAACTACAGTTGCTGGTCAAAAAGCACAAGAAACTCAACGATTAGAACTATATTTTCAAATATCTGATCCAGCAGGTTCAGCCGCAAATACAAGTTATGTAAAACAACCCGGCAGAATCTTAATTATTGATCCAAATGCAGGTGAAAGTTATGGAGTTAGTGCAATGTCATGGTTGGTTTATTTGAGAGCAACAGATAAGTGTTGTATGAATGGTACTGGTCATTTATATGGTAACACAACTTCAACTGCTACAGAACAAAATGCAACAAATAGATTTCTAGGGTTTAGAATAGGAGCATAATGGAAGAAACAAAAGGATAAACATGAGTTACTTAGGACAAGCACCGGGTCAAGGAGAAGCTGAAAGGTTTACTTTTACAGCATCAGGAGGAGAAACTTCTGTTACCCATGCCACAGATGGATTAGCCATTAATTATTCAGTAGGACAAGTAGATGTTTACCTAAATGGAATCAAGTTAGTTTCTGGATCAGATTTTACTGCCACAAATGGTTCAACTATATCAGGATTAGCTGCATTAGCTGCTAGTGATGTAGTAGACATTGTTGCACTTTCTCAGTTCAGTCCTGCTGATACTGTACCTGCTTCTGGAGGAACTTTTTCTGGTAATGTTACTCATACAGGTTCAATTACAGCTAATGGCGGTTTTGAAACATCAACAACAACTAAGGTGAAACAAAAAGGAGCATTTATGCAAAGTTCAACACATCAAGCAATGGTATTAGGAGGATAGTATGGCTATACCAAGTGGATCAGGAACAGAGGTTCTTAAATATTCAAGCCGTGTGGGTACTGCGGCATCGACTAATAATTTTATTCTTATAAATGGTGTTGCAAATCACATTTATACTATTCTATCAATTATAATTACAGAAATTGATGGGGCTACTGATGCTGTTTTTCAACTAACATTAAATAGTGCAGGAAGTGGTAATACTACTGCGGATACATATCTTTACAAAGATTTAGCTGTAGGTGCAAAAGGAGTTTTTGTGTGGAATGATAAATTCGTCTTTAGTGGTGATCTTGAGCTTTGCATAAGAGAAACAGGAGGTAGTTCAGGAAATTTTGACGTTCATTGTTCATACATAGACCAAGATTGGAGTTAATATGTCAGGATTAATTGGAAGAACAGGAAGTAAGTCAGGAATTATTGGTGCAAAAGAAGGATCAAGAATTAAATTTGGCAGAACGCATTATGCTGGAAATTCAAGTGGAACTGTAACAAAAACAGGTCTTGGTTTTAAACCCAGCAAACTTTTATGTTTTATGACAACGGCTGATGGAAGAGGTGTCACATCAATCGGGTTTGCAAGCAATGAAGGTGTTGGGAATGATGATGGTAATGTTGCTTTAGGAACAATAGCATTTGCTGATGACTATTATTATACAACTACATCTGTAGCAAGTGGTTTTGGATCAGCTTCGGGGAATGACACAAATCACCAAAATACTAATTTTACTTCATTTGATGCAGATGGGTTTACTCTTACTAGGGCAGTAAATGGTTCACCGGGGGATTATCCTACACATCTTACATGGATAGCATTTGAATAAAATATTAAAGGATAAAACATGTCAAAAGAAAGAGAAATAAAAGACGCATCAAATATTGAACACATTTTTTTTATAGATGCAGTTATAAAATTGGCAAAAGATAAATATTTAGTAGTTGAAAAAGATGGAAAAGTTAAATGGAAAGATGGCGCAACTGGTTTACCAACAGATGAAGAAATTAAAACTGAAAAAGAACGTCTGGTGGAAGAATATAAAAAAAATAAATACCAACGTGATAGGCAATATCCACAATTAGGTGAACAGCTAGACCTACTTTTTCACGATATGACTTCTGGCAAGTTTGATAAAACAGGAGATTGGTACAAAGCAATAGCAAAAGTTAAATCAGATAATCCAAAGGAATAAAACATGACAAAAGCAAGAGATATAGCTAATCTTATGTCCACTTTAGGTGGAACAGATTTAGATACTGATGCTGGCGAGGTAGTTCCTCATATTAAACTTGATGTACTCTATCCTGCTGTTGCAGGGAAACTTTTAGATGGCTCAACATCACACTCTGGAGATTATGGAACAGAACAGTCTGACGGAAGGAAATATTATTATACGGATATTCAAGGTAGTAAACCCATAAAAGACCCTCGCATTGGTGCTTACTTTGGAAGCCAAAGACATATGTTTAAGTCATTACAACTACTTGAACAAGAGACTGCAACGCAAGGTTCAAATGTTTATTCGATTGATGGTCGTGAATGGATAAGAGCCTATACAACATCTGCAAAAAACTTTGTTATGGAGAATGGGAGTCATGGTGAAGTCCTTTTGGGAACTGATGATTGTGCAGGAGTAACATTAGAAATTGTGGGATTTTTTAATAATTTTAATATGATTTCTAGAACTGCCACAAATCAATGTGATGATATTGGTGTTACAGTAAATGGAGGAACAGAACGAGATTCAGCCGATACAGGTAAACTTTTTGGGGATGCATCAGTAGTATCACCACTTGGAAGTAGATATGTTTCCTCAGGATCAGTTATAAATCATGGAGATTCAAATTTAACAACTGATTTAGGTACTACACCAAAAATAAATACACTAAAAATAACAGCAAAAACTGGCTCGTCTGAATATGTTTATACATATGGAATTGAACTAATAGCCCAAGACACCACTTCAACTGCTAATAAATCCAAGATACAGATTCCTGCACAAACAGTAATTAGTTATGGTAAGAAACATTCTATCTCAGCAACAGCACAGCATTATGATCCTTTTAATGGATTCACATCCGGTAACTTAGCCGCAGTACAAGCACTAATAGATACAGATACATCATTAGGTATAGCTAACTGGTTACACTCAAGTACATACTACAGGCCCTACAATGGTGGTAGGGTTGTCAAGTGGGTTGATTCATCTGGAACAATAAAAACTTCTGTAAACATGATGCCTCCGAATGCTAGGTCAATAGGAAACTCAGCATCACTTACTAATGCCACTGCAAAGGCAAATGCATCTATTGCGAATAATACTTTCTATCCAACAATGGAAGCTGGAGCAATAGACCACTCACAAGCCGAAGTCGCACAGGCATTCCATTGGAGAGAATTCGGAAATGGTGCGGCCAATACAGGAGGAGGAGGTAATTATGCAGATGCAAGTATGCTTACTGGAACTGCCGATGATATTGCCTATGTAATGGATGACGGACTTACAGGCTTATCCGCTAAAAATTGGAGAGGTAGTTCAACTCACAAGGCACTCATGGGGCCTACTTCTGGCACGAACAATTCAGTATACATAACATTTATTGGTACAGGAATTTCATGGAAAGCAAAGTCTGTAACACATGGTGGTGTTGATGAATATAGATGGTTTGTTGATGGAATCGAGGTTAAGGTATATGATGGGTCTGGAACAACATCAGAATTTGAAACGCCAGCACAAAATCTCCCATATGGTACTCATATTGTAGAAGTACGGGCTGTTGCGGCATCAGATACAGCAGATCAAGCTATTAAAGAATTAACCTTTTACCAACCTAAGATGCCACCTATACCAGAGTCTGCTTGTATAGTATCGGACTTCATGCTCATGTCTGATTTTGTTAGTATTCCAAATAATACAGCAATAGATCAAACTAAAATATCAAAAGGAGTTAGGAGAATTAGTGGTTCAAGAGATGTACATTATAATGGCTCTGCATTTGTTTATACTTCTGCTCCTCATTTAGCAACTGAAACTAATGCTCATGGGTTTAGAATTTATTCTGATTCAAATAATAAATCAGTTACACTACCTTATTTTGGCAATAGTATAGTTTGTAATGCTGGAGTTTCTACTAATAGATCAACAGCAAACCAATTTAAAATTAATGGGACATTGGTTACTACATCATCTTCTGGTACGAATCATAGTGGCACTCAAGTTCTAAGTTCATGGACAACTGGAGCAGGTAGTTTTGCAACAGATAATGATGGATCGTTTACAATGGATCATGCTTCTACTGACCAAAACGGATTTGCAAGTGTTTCTGGCATTATTACTGGTCTAAATACAGTAAATATTAGCGATACCACTACTGATTATTTAATGTTTAACGGGTTCGATATAGCAACACCAATCAGAACCAGTTATTCCTATCAATTTTTTGAAGGCCAATTTACAAAGGATCTAATTGGAGGCGACAGGAATATGGAACAGACTAACCTTGTAGTTTCTCCTTCTGGTAAAACATGGGATGAAGTCACAAGAGATACGAGTTATCTTGGAAATATGCGTTTCTTATCGAACCAAAGTACCGCAATTAACTCAACAACTCAAGAATCAATAGGAGATGAATTTAGAGGGAGACTTGATAACGTACATTTAATGAGTAAAGATTTCGCTATAGCATATGATGAAGCTGTTTGTTTAAAAGATGGAGAATATGAAATTCAAATGTCAACTCATATGGATGCTGGTGGAGGTGGGGCACATTATAATAAATTAAGACATAATGGTAATACTGTAAGAGAATCTTATTATGAAAATTCTGGTAATGGTTTTGTTACTGCTTTCATGTGTATTGCTCTAAAAA